CTTCGTGGTACTCGTGGTAAGCTTGTACTATTTGAGGAAGGTGGTAAGTTCCCGGGTCTTGAAACAGCGTGGCAAATCGAACGTCCTGCTGTAGAAACTGACGACGGTGTAGCTTTTGGTTTACTTATAGCATTTGGTACAGGTGGTACTGAAGGTGCGGCGTTCGATGGACTAAAAAATATGTTCTATCACCCGGACGCATTTAATGTACTTGGATTCCCTAACATATGGGATGACAATGCAAGTAATACTAAATGTGGATTCTTCTCTCCATCTTACTGGAATCTAGAGAGTAAAGACGGATCTTGTATAGATCCAGATGGTAATAGTAAGAAAGATGTCGCTATTGAAAGATTAATAGCTGAAAGAAACAAAGTACGTGACGGCGGAGCTTCGTAGGAAGCTATAGATAGATTCATATCAGAACGTCCCATGAAGCCTGCAGAAGCGTGCTTGGAATTAGGAAAAAATATATTTCCCAAAAAGCTTTTGATGGACCAACTAACTAGAATAAGAACAAATGAAAAGCTTAAAAACATGAAGCATGTGGTTGACTTATTCTGGGATGGAAATGGTATGGTGAAAGCTACAGAAAAGAAATCTGGCGATATAACAGAATATAAACCTGATAAACGAGATGACAAACCAAGAGGATCAGTGGTTATCTGGGAATACCCAATCCCAGATGCCCCATTCGGATTATACATTGGCGGTTGCGACCCATATGATCATGACGAGTCGTTCACTAACTCGTTAGGATCGACGTTTATTTTTAAAAGAGTTAGAGCTGGAGAGGCTTGGAACGATGTAATAGTCGCAGAATATACTGGGCGACCAGATACTGCTGAAGAATATTACGAAAACGTGCGTAAACTATTGATATTCTATAATGCACGTCTGTTGTTTGAGAATGAACGTAAGGGTATCTACCCTTACTTCACAAACAAACACTGTGATTATCTTCTTGCAGATTAGCCAGATAAAATAATTACGGAAGTCTTTAAAGACAGTAGAGTACAGCGCCGCAAAGGCTGTCATATGACTAAATAGATTAGGGCGTATGGAGAAGGATTAATCCTCGAATGGCTTATGGAAGAGTATGAAGAAGGGCATCCTAATCTAGAAAGAATATACAGCGAACCTTTGATAGAAGAGTTAATAGAAAACGACGGTGAGAAAAACGTAGACCGTGTTATTGCTATGTGTATGGTTATGATATATAGAGAAGAACTATATCAAGTTAAAGTGTCCGCTGCAAAAGAACAAAACAAATAGGTTGAACTCTTCGAACTACCTTTATTCAGTTAGCGATACTGGGATGCTGATGAAGAGGTAGTGCAAGACAACATACCTGTATTTAACTTTTAATATATGGTTAGAGTAGACGATAATTTATATAACGTATCATTTCCCCAATAGAAACTACCACTAAAAAAGAAAGACGAATAGTGGCAGCATGATTGTGTAAACTGGATAATCGGCGAGGGGAACGTTGCGTCTGGAGGTATGAATAAGACGCGATTCGGAGAGATACAAACCTACTATAATCTTTATAATTCTATATTTGATGAAAAAGACTTCAAGCGTATTACGAACCCATTTAAGGTAGAAGATGGGTTCCCCGCTACTCCTCAAGATTTCAATATAATTAGGCCTAAGGTAGACCTCCTTATAGGTGAAGAGACAAAGAGGCCAATGAACTTCAGGGTGGTGAGAACGTCGTAGGAAGCCGCTTCAGAGCTTATGGACAGAGAGAAGGAGATGCTCATCCAATATATTATGGCATCTATTACTTCTCAGATGGGTCCTGAAGAAGCACAATAGTTTTAGCAATAGTTACAGTCTGGCGAGATAATGCCTCCTGAAGCTATAGCTAAATATATGTAGAAAGATTATAAAGATGTTATAGAAAACACAGCATATCATACCCTCACATACTTACGAGAAAAACTAAACTTGGACAATGAGTTTATCAAAGGCTGGAAAGATGCTCTTATTGCAGGTACTGAATTCTATTATGTTGGTGTAATGAACGATGAGCCGTACATGGAGAGAGTGAACCCAGAATACTTCGATTATGATCATAGTCCTGATCTAGAGTTTGTAGAAGATGGTTCGTGGTGCTGTCGTAGAATGAGGATGCCTGTGGCTGAGATATATGACCGTTATTATAATAAGCTTAGCGAGAAAGACTTGAATAAGCTTAACGAGATGATGGGTAGCAGACACGCTAATGATCTTGGTGATAGACCTCCTGTAGATAACTTCGGTGGTGGTATACAATTCCATATCTATGATAATCCTACTATGGATTAGAAGACTAGATATGCTATAAATGTATGGCACTGCTGTTGGAAATCTTTCAAAAAGATATACTATGTTACATACTTCGATGAAGCCGGTCAGGCACAAGTAGAAATTATGGACGAGTCTTATAAGAAGACAGGACAGGAGATATCAGTTGAACCGGACTGGATTATAGAAGTTTGGGAAGGATACCGTGCAGGATCTGATCTTTATTTTGGTATTCAGCCTATTGAGTACCAGCATGTATCAATTGATAGCCCTAATTCTCAAAAGCTTCCGTATTGCGGATGTGTCTACTCTAATACCAACAGTAGGCCACGTTCTCTTGTAAGTATACTTAAGCCTCTACAGTATATGTATATTGTATTGTGGTATAGACTTGAGTTAGCTATAGCCAGAGATAAGGGAAAGGTAGTAAACATGGATATTACATAGATTCCTAAATCTATGAATATCACTCCTGACAGATGGATGCATTACTTATCTTCTGTTGGTGTAAACTTTATCAATCCTTATGAAGAAGGCTGGTGCTTCGCACCCGGTACAAAGGTGATGACCCTTGATGGAGTTCGTAATATAG